GCAACAGGCTGCTTTCATTGGGCAGTGTGGGCATGAGTGCGGTAACTTCAAAGTCTTGAAGGAAAACCTTAACTATCGTGCAGCCACCTTGATGAAGTTGTGGCCTAAACGCTTCCCAACACTAGAGGTTGCAAACCAGTACGCAGGTCAGCCGAGCAAGATCGCCAACAAGGTGTACTGTGACCGTATGGGTAACAGGAATGAGGCATCAGGTGATGCTGCTCGTTTTATTGGCAGGGGTTGCATCCAATTGACGGGTCACACTAACTATTTTCACGCTGGTAAGGCATTGGGCATTGATTTTGTTGCTGACCCTGACTTGGTGGCTACTCCAAAGTATGCAGCCCTAACTGCGGGATGGTATTGGCAAACCCATAAGTGCAACGAGCTGGCTGAAGCCGCAGATTGGATTGGACTCACCAAGAAGATCAATGGTGGCACGATTGGTTTGGATGACCGAATCAAACACACCAACGAAGCACTGGCGGTTTTACAAGCCTAATTTCAGCGAAAATATGGGCTATGCAAAACTTTCAAGGTCAGATTGAAAACCCTGCAACCCCAGAACTTCCAATTGCTGGCGTTGTTTATAGTGGTCAATTAGTCAATCAAACAAACGGCAGTCTGAGGCTGTTCTTTGTTCGATTGATGTCTAACCTTCGCGCCTTGTTTGGACCCGCTGGAGCGCGGTTCATTGACTCTCCAAACGGGTTGTTCTTCAGCACTGTTGACCAGACATTGGCGGCAGTAGATACCAAGTACGACATCAGCTTCAATCAGACGTATCTGAACAACAGCGTTAGCGTTGTTGACTCAACCAAGATCACTTGCGCCATTGGTGGCATCTACAACTTCCAGTTCTCTGCACAGGCAAAATCAAACAGTTCGTCCGCAAAGCAGATTTACTTGATGATTAACCGTGATGGCACTGACATTGGCTACAGCACAAGACAGAACACTTTGTCAGGCTCAGACCAGCATATGTCAATCAACTGGAACTTCAGCATTGACGTACCAGCAAATTCGTATGTAAAGCTGCGTTGGGCTGGTGACTCAACTGGACTCACGCTAGAGTTCACCACAGCCACATCACCACATACAGGTATTCCATCAGCAGTCTTGGCTGTTAGTTTTGTTGCGCCACTTCCATTGACGCTACCAACACCACCGTAAAGAGCAATTTATGGCCTACATCCCACTCAAAATCCCTGCTGGTGTCTACCGTAATGGCACTGAATACCAATCTGCTGGTCGCTGGTATGACTCCAATCTAGTTCGCTGGTATCAGGGAACGATTCGTCCTGTTGGCGGCTGGCAGAAACGCTCAAACAATGCCGTATCAGGGAAAGCCCGTGGTTTGTTGACTTGGCGGGATAACTCCAATGACCGTTGGATTGGCATTGGAACTCACACACATCTTTATGTGATGAATGAGGCTGGCTCGTTGTACGACATCACGCCAACAGGCTACACAGCAGGAAACGCTGGTGGTGAGGCTAAGTTGGGTTATGGCTACCTAGCCTATGGCTCTTACAACTACGGCACACCACGTCCTGACATTGGCGAAGTGACTCAGGCCACAACATGGAGCTTGGACACTTGGGGCGCTTATCTGGTGGCTTGTGCCAATACAGATGGCAAGATTTACGAGTGGCAGTTAAGCACTGGCACTGATGCAGCAGCCATCACCAATGCGCCAACAGGTTGCACAGGCGTTGTAGTCACGGCTGAACGCTTTATCTTTGCCCTTGGCGCTGGTGGCGATAAGCGCAAGGTGTCTTGGTGCGACCAAGAAGACAACACTGACTGGACACCATCAGCCACCAATCAGGCTGGTGACTTCAACATCACTTCTAGTGGTTCACTGATGTGCGGTAAGCGCGTCAGGGGTTTAACTGTTCTTTTCACTGACGTTGATGTTCACACTGCCACCTACATTGGCGCGCCTTTTGTCTACGCCTTTGACCGTGTAGGCACAGGCTGTGGCGTGATCTCCAAGCAGTCTGTTGCGTCAACGGACAATGCTTGCATCTGGATGTCTCGTTCAGGCTTCTGGATATATGACGGAGTAGTCAAGCCATTGCCATGCGATGTGGGTGACTTCGTGCTGAACGATGTGAACTACGCGCAGGAATCCAAGATTTACTGCGTCCACAACTCTGCCTTTGGTGAGGTGTGGTGGTTCTATCCAAGTGGCTCAAGTACAGAGGTTGATGCTTATGTGTCGTACAACTATCGTGAAGGCCATTGGGCGATTGGTAATTTGGCTCGTACTGCTGGCACTGACCGTGGTGTGTTCTCCAATCCCATCATGGTTGGCGTTGACGGCTTTACATACGACCATGAAACCGGCCTAAACTACGATGGTGCATTGCCCTACGTTGAGAGCGGCCCCGTGCAGATCGGCAATGGCGACCAGATCATGTATGTAAATGAATTGATCCCAGACGAGCGCAATCAGGGTTCAGTCGTGGCGACATTCAAGACGAAATACTATCCAAACGGCAGTGAAACGTCATACGGTCCGTATGATCTGACCAACCCCACCTCTGTTCGCTTCAATGGCCGTCAAGTTAAAATGCGCGTGACGACTGATGCAACCCCGTCAGCGTGGCGCGTTGGCACTCAGCGGTTGAATGTTGTTGCTGGGGGTCGTCGGTGACGCTCAAACTACCTCCCGCCCCGCAATCCTATAACCCTTCATATGAGGCGCAGCGCAACCGTCTTATTGAGGTTTTTGCCAGCCAGACATACACCAAGGGCGAGGACGTTGGCATCTATCAGCCTGCAAAGCTGATTGCCTCCGATGCGTCGTTTATCACCACCGACACACACACGCCGACCATAGGCACCCTGTCATGGAATACAGATGACGGGACGCTTGACCTCGGCATGGAATATGGGGTGATCCAGCAGATCGGCCAAGAGGTCTATGCCCGTGTCGAGAACATGACGGGATCGACCCTCGCCAATGGCACTGTAGTCGGCTTCTCAGGCGTTGGCGCAAATAACGTCCTGTCCGTTTCAAAATACCTCGCAGATGGCTCCACGCCAACCCTGTATATCCTTGGCGTATTGACGCACGAATTGCCGGACAGTGGTGAGGTTGGTTACTGCACGACCTTCGGACACGTTCGCGGTGTCAATACAAGCAGCTTTACCGTTGGCGACATTCTCTATGCCTCGCCCACTACGGCTGGGGCCTTCACAAACGTCAAGCCGACAGCGCCGAATAATGTCGTCCCCGTTGCGGCAGTTCTGAAGGTTGGCACGACTGACGGGGAGATTTTCGTCCGCCCGTCGATTGAGCAGCAATATTATTATGGGCAGTTCACCAAGAACACGACCATAACCCCAGCGGCGGATAACACGGCTTATGCGCTGGCTTGGGATACAACAGTTATCGCTGAGGGCATCACGCTCACCGGAAGCCCTACAACGCGCCTCACAGTGGCTCACAGCGGCCTTTACAACTTCGCCGTCCGCATTCAGTTTTCTGCCAACAACTCAAACCTCAAGTCGGGCTGGATGTGGCTTCGTAAGAACGGCACAAACATCGGCAGCAGCACGGCAGTTGGGTCGCTCAAAGATAGCGGCGGTTATCTAACTCTGACCATCAACGATTTTGTGTCTTTGAACGTCAACGATTACGTTGAACTCATGTGGGCTGTTGACGATACTGGCCTACAGCCGACGAATGTTGCGTCTACTGCGTTTGCACCATCAACGCCGACAGCCCATGTGGCGATCACGCAGGTGCAGCAATGATTAACGTCTTTGAGGAGTTTAAGCGGCTATCGCCTCAGATCGAGGCAGCCCTTGAATATACCAAGGGAACACACACGCTTGATGACATTTGGCACGGCATTGTTGAGGGCCGTTTCCAGTTCTGGCCGGGTGACAAGTCAGCCATTGTGACCGACATAGAGATCTATCCGCAGCGCCGCGTCATGCACATATTTCTGGCAGGCGGTGACCTAGAAGAACTGCTAGAAATGGAAAAGGCTGTGGAAGCCTACGCAACAACAATTGGGTGTAATTCAATGTCAATCTCTGGTAGAAGGGGTTGGCTGAAGGTTTTTCAGAACGATGGTTGGCAAGAGGTATGCACGACCATCGCTAAGGAGTTATAAGTATGTCCAAGGGCGGCAATACGGCAACGCAGGCGACGACGCAGACGCTTGACCCGTTTGTAAAGGATCTGATGACGCGAGGCTTTACG